TCCCTTAGAGCATCAATATCACTGGGTGTGGCCATTCTGATAATGATGGTGTTCTTTGGGGTACAGAGTGCTGTTGTATTTGGATATTTTGAACCAACCTTATTAATTATAGAGTTCGGGTATGGATGTATCATTGCGTTCATACCCCTTTTCTTTTTTGCGCTGATTGAGTTTGTGCGCAAAGCGAAATACAAATCGCAGTCTGTTGACGATACATTGAAGGCGATCAACATATCAAACGCTTTAGTGGAGTTGGATTTGGAAGGCAATATTCTGAGTGCCAACAAAGTGTTTTGCGCCATTATGGGGTATTCGGCCTCAGAACTTAAAACAATCAAGCACCGGCAACTGAGTGAGCCGATGACAGACGATGAATACCGAAACTTCTGGCGCAACCTTAAACTAGGAAAATCAAACACCGGGGAATTCAAAAAAATCAGCAAGAGCGGAGAAATCGTTTGGATATACGGTAACTACAACCCAATCAAAGATCCGTACGGTGAGGTGTATCGCGTGATTAAGATTGCTTCGGACATCACCGACAAAAAGAAAATTGAAGGGGAGATCGCCAAAAAGAACAGTTACTTGGAGCATGCCGCCAAGATTCTACGCCACGACATGCATTCTGGAATCAATACCTACATCCCAAGGGGGTTATCGTCGTTGAAGCGTCGTTTGACAGATGCCCAAGTGAAAGAGTTGCGTATTGAAGGCCCGTTAAAACTTATCGAAGAGGGTTTGACTCACACTCAAAAGGTTTACAAGGGCGTTAAAGAATTCACAAATTTGGTTAAGAAAGATGCACAACTGGAGAAGACAGAGTGCAACTTGAAAGATATTTTGCATTCTTATCTGTCATCTACTTCCTATGAAAAGCAAGTAGTTATAGATGAGATGCCCATTAAATTGGTCAATGAAAGTTTATTCTGCACTGCCGTGGATAACTTGATTCGAAATGGCCTAAAATATAACGATTCGCCAACAAAGATCGTTCGTATCTTTGTGGATAATGATTATTTTGTGATACAGGACAATGGTCGAGGCATGTCACAGCAAGATTTTGCGCTGTGGTCTCAGCCCTACACTCGAAAAGAAGGACAGGAAGAAGCGGGGTCGGGTTTAGGACTTAACATCTGTACTGCAATCATGGAAGAACATGGCTTCAAAATAGAAGTTGAAAAGTTAGAAATAGGCACAAAAATAAAATTAAAGATATGATCGATTCTATATTACTGGTTGACGACGAGGACTTGTTCCATTTGGTGTTTGAAGATTCATGTTCATTATTGGACATCACGCTTTCTCTTCAAAGTTTAACTTCATCAGATGAAGCAGACCGCTTATTTAAAAAGTGGTTCAACGAAGGCCCGGTAGATGAAAGACCCGAGTGTGTATTTGTCGACCTCAATATCATCGGTTCATCTTTTGACGGAATTGAGTTAATCAGAAAGATCAACACCGAGTACGGCAATGGTGTGGTGATAGGAATCATCTCTTCTTCTGACGACAAACAGGAGATTGAAAAGGCGAAGAAGGTGGGGGCTCAGTTCTGGATCATCAAGTCAGACGAAATCGAACCCCGTCTAGAGTCATTCCGTAAGGACTACGAAGGTTATAAAGACAAGACTGCTCCATTTAAAGTGTATAAGTGATATCATTCAGCAAGGATACCTGCAATGAACTGATAGCGTTATACAGAACCAAAAAGATATCGCTAGAGGGTAACATCTTAAAAGTCATTAAGGGTGGGGATGCTGAGTTCTTAAAGTACGTCGAGGACGCCAAGCAGAGGGACAACGACACTAGACGAAAACGCTTAGAGATCACCAAGCAGGTTCAACAGCAGAACAGAGAGTTAGTTGAGAGCCAGGTTGACAGGGACAAACTGATGGCAGAATTACAGGTGGCGCTGTCAGATGCCGAAAAACTAAAAGACGCCGCTGTAGAGGATCTAGAGACACATCAAAAAAGAACACAGTTCGAATTGGTAGGCTTGATTGTTAAAGTTGCATTAGGTATTATCGGTACTGTTGCATTTCTCACATCTATTTTATACTTTTACGTCATATCTAAAGGGTTGGATGCCAAGATCATAGAGAGCACTTGGTCGAACCTTTTTGGTATATTGCTAACGAATTCATTTTCTATCATAGGAACAATCATGGGAGTTAAATACGCATCGGGTGAAAAGGGGTGATCAAGAGTGGATGGACAGCATGAATCACATCTGCGACAGCCTCGCGGAAATGATGCACCAGAAATTTCTTAAGGACATGAACAAGGTCGATGATGCAAACGCTTTGCAATCGTCAACTGTTGAACCTTTGGATACGGATGCTAACTGGTACATGAATGCTCAGAGTTACTTGGTACCAGCATTTTTTGTTATTATGCTTACGTTATTTATATTTGGCGCGATGACTTTATTCGATACTCGCAAGGCAAGTAAGAATAAGCATAAGTTAAAAGTTTTGGATTTTTTAGATGATGAAGATCAATCAAAATAGAAATTATTTATATTTGTAGTATGCAAGATATATTCTCACGCACATTAGACTTTCAGAGCGGTTTAACCGGCTGTAAAGTTATCTCTGGTACATCAGCAAATACTGGAGGATTCCAAGGTTTCGTAGTTAACGCAGACGCTGTTATTGCAGCGGTTTTGAATCCTGCGGGGACAGATATTACTTCTGCTCTTGGACTCACTGGAGTAACTCTTAAACAGGGCATGTTGATCACGGCTGCTACTGGCACATTCTTCTCTTCAATCACATTGACTAGCGGTAGTATTGTTGCTTATCTGAAATGATCGGGTTCGGCCTAAATATTGGTAATCGGGGAGTCTTTGGTGCTGGTGGTGGTTCGGCCTTCGACGCCGACGCTCAAGCATTCTTTGATAGAGTGACGGCTGCGGGTGGAACATTAACCACCACCGAAAAGAACGCAACCAATCAATTGGTGTTAGATATGAAGTCGGCAAGTATTTGGACACCTATGAAAGCCATTTATCCAATGGTGGGGGCAAGTGCTGCGGCGTGTGCTCAGAATTTAAAATCGTCAAGTTTTACAGGTACTTTTACAAGTGGCGTAACCTTTGCGAGTACAGGCGTAACGGGAAACGGAACGAGTGCGTATTTTAATACTGCATATAATCCCGTAACACAATCGGACTCACAAACAAGTTTTTATATGAGCGTTTACATTAGAACAAATAGTAATGCGGGTAATCCTTACGATATTGGTAATGCTTTATTGGCTTCATCGGGTACAAAGTTTACAGGAATAATCACAAGGTATGTATCAAATACGCAATATATCGGTGTTGCCGACCCATACGGCACCTCGAACGCTTCTACTGATTCTCGTGGATTTTATTCGGGTGGGACAAATGGTAGTTCTACGCAAATTTTATACAAGAATGGAACTAATGTATTAAGTGGCACTTCCGCACAACAAGGTTTTCAAAGTAACAATTTGTGGGTAATGGCCGCAAACGATGTAGGCGGTTTTGCAACATATAGTAATAAAGAAAACGCATTTGCAAGTATTTCAACGGGTTTATCGCCTACACAAAATGCTAACTTTTACACCGCAGTACAAACTTTCAACCAAACCTTATCTCGCCAAGTAGGTGCACAAATCGTAAGCGATGCAGATGCACAGGCATACATTGATAGAGTTTATACAGCAGGTGGAACTTTGACCAATACAGAAGCCAATGCAGTCAATCAATTAACGATTGACATGAAAGCGGCAGGTATATGGACAGCGATGAAAGCAGTTTATCCTATGGTCGGTAGTTCGGCTGCTGCTTGTGCTCAGAACTTAAAATCATCAAGTTTTACGGGTACATTTAGTAGTGGGTGGACTTTTGCTAGTACGGGGGTTACGCCGAATGGAACGAGTGCTTATATGGACACTACTTTTGTGCCTAATACTTTTAGCACAAACAATGCACATTTGTCATTTTATTCTCGTACTAATTTAGCAACAGGTACAAGATGGGATATTGGTAGTTTGTCAAGTGACTCAACAAATAATCCAGAATTTTCATTAACATTTGCAAATTCTTTTGAATCAAATAAGATGTGGGGGTCACTTGGGAATTATAATCAACCAGCATCTTTATTTGTGGGAATATATAATGGATTTGGAAATATTAATAGAACTTCATCAAGTGTACAAACTTTATTTCGTAACGGAAGTTTATTAAATACAAATACAACCACTAATGTTTTAACTAATGATACAAATCCTCTTTATATTGGTGCATCAAATTTGGGTGGAACTGCACAAAGATTCTCAAATCGTGAATGTGCATTTTCATCAATCGGTGACGGATTAGACAACACCCAAGCATCCAACTTTTACACATGCGTACAAACATTTAATACAACCCTTTCTCGCCAAGTAGTTTAACAAATATGTCTACACTGTTGTATATTTGTGATATGGGAAGACAATGGTCAACAATGAAACCATTAGATGCTAACTACATTGTTAGCAACTATGGTAAGAAAACCGTACAGCAAATTGCAACTGATTTAAACGCAACCACAGACAGAGTTCGCAGGGTGTTAAAAATGCAAGGCGTACCAATGATGGGCAAATCTGAAATGTATGCCAACATCAAGCAATTAAAGTTTGATTACGAGGATGCTTTGTGCGAGGATTATAAAAATGGTCTTTCACAAAATGGTTTAGTAAAAAAATACAAGATTGGTGCAGACAAAGTAAAGTTTTTGTTGGATAGAAATGGCGTTGATAGGTTAAAAGGCAAAGGTGCTTTTATGACAAAAGTTTGGGCAAATGGAAAACGCCAACCAAGAAATTGCAATAAGGGTGGAACTCAAGACATTCACAACGCCTTGTTTGGTAGATGGAAATCAAATGCTAAATCAAGAAATTACCCATTCACTGTGAGTATCGAATACTTGCAAAGCGTTTTGGAATCTCAAAATTATAAATGTACATTAACTGGCAGCAATTTGTTATGCCCGAAAACATACAATGAAAAGCGTCAAATGACATCTAACCCTTATTTAGTATCTTTGGACAGAATACAGAATGACTTGGGTTATGAAGAAGGCAACGTTCAATTTGTTTGTGTATGGGCAAACAAAGCGAGAGGCAGTTATGACAGCAATACATTCAAAGAAATAATCAATAATCTTAAATTATGTCAATAGGCTATAAATTATCAGAATCAGAATACAACCAAGTACAGGGGCAGTATTACACCGAATACCAATTTTTTAATTGCGTAGTAGATGCAGAAGGTATTTACTTCTTATTTCTCTCTACTGAGGACAAGATCGCCCTTGTGAACACGCAGTGGGCTTGGATCCTTTCTCTTCCAGAGGCAGAGTACGTACCACCAACACCACCACCATTTCCCCCTACTGAATAATGACTGCTCCTAAAAAAATATCGACCAATCCTTTGCCGATTTCGTTTTCGGATTTCAAAAAGAACCCGATTGCTGCTGTAGCATTTTGTATGTTAGTTGCTGTTTCGTATTTGTACTACGATGTAAAAACCAGTTATTCAGCACAGATTGATAATGCGAATGCAAAGATCACAGCATTGGAAATAAAGGTAGACAGGATGAGTTCAGCATTAAAGAAATCTGACTCCGCCCTCGCTGCCGCCATTACTGAATTGAGAATCATTAATACAGTCAAAAAATTATGAAACACGTACTAATTATATTCTGCGCCTTATTTTTGCTAGGAGAATTAATTTTCCCGGTAAAGGCTTTAAACTCTCCCAATGTCGATGAGATTGAGGAGATGTTGAAAAATGTCGAGAGCAACATGAAAATGGCCTCTGAAGTTACATCTGTCGCTAAGAAGCAAGGGGAGAAATTGGTAGAAACAAAAGTTGTAGAAAAGGCAGAGTTAAAAGAAGCGGTAGTAAACGCTGAGGCTAAAGTAGAAGTCATGGAAAAAAAGAACGAAGTTTTCGTACAGCGCATGGTGGAAATTGGCTTAGATACAACTACTGCCCCTTCAGAAGAGGCCAAGTTAGCGGGACCGATCTATGATGAGTGGTTAGCGTACAGAAAAAATGGTGGAAAATCAGATTTTGAGTACTACCGTTTGTACAAAAAATAATTTGTAAATTGAATTCAAAGTTATATTTTTGATATATGAAAAAATTAATTGGATTTATTAGCGGAATGTTTACTGACGAAAAGGGTAAACCATCGTCTAAAAGATTCGTAGGAATCGTTGCTGGTTTGATGTTGTGCATCACCATGTATGAAAACTCATTTACTGAGGCTCACTTTGCTCCTGCTGAATCATTGGTGAACGCTGTTGCTGCTTTAGCATTCGGCTGTTTGGGTTTGGCTAGTGCTGACAAATTCTTCGGAAAGAAGTCTGATGGCGAAGGATAATCCCATACCGAAGACTACAAAAGGCAAAAGTGCCAACTACCTACCTACTAAAAAGGGGGCGGGTATGACGGCAAAGGGCGTAGCAGCCTATAAAAAAGCAAATCCTGGCTCTAAATTAAAAACCGCAGTGACTGGCGAGGTAAAGGCAGGGAGTAAAGATGCAAAAAGACGCAAGTCTTATTGTGCTCGTAGTGCAGGGCAGATGAAAGATTTTCCCAAGGCGGCCTCAGATCCTAATTCAAGACTGAGACAGGCCCGTAAAAGATGGAAGTGCTAATGTTTAACTGTAATTTTGTTCAGCAAAAGTTAATGGAGATGAATGCCAAGACTCCCAAACAAGGTGGCAAAGTAAAAGTTAAGAAAAACAAACCAAAGAAATGAAAAAACCAATAAAGAAAGCCGCTGCTAAGAAGATTTCTGAGTACGGAGGAATGGAAAAATATGCTTCTAAAGCCGCTATGAAAAAGCACGAGAAAGTGGAAGGCAAAAAGGTTGAGAAGAAAGAAAAAATGATGTTTACTAAAAAGAAAAAATAATGGCTATCGAGAAACCAATTATCGGAGCAAAGAAAAAAGCCGCTAAGGCTAGAATGGCCGATGTAAAAAAAATCCCATCTAGGGGTTTAGCACCTACTGACAAATCAGTAGCGAAAAAAAATGCCGCTAGTGAAACAAGTAAAATAAAACCAAAAGGTATATCTGCAAAACCAATGACTGAATTTCCAGATAGTCACTTTGGTGCAGTTCCAACAAGTATGTCTGGCGAAGGAATGGATGTTTATGCTGCCCATATGGGGGATCATGCCAAGGCAGTTAAGAAAGGCGTTAATAAAATTAACATGAAAAAAAGAATGTCTCCTATCGAAAGAGATATTAAAAAGCAAGCCATAATGAAAGCATATCAGTCTGGTTCTGCTAAATCAACCAAGGCTGCTCCAAAAAAGCCAATGGCTAAAACAAAAAGCAAAAGCATGCCCGTTAAGAAATCAACGGCTAAATCAACAAAGTAATGGCTATCAAGAAAGCACAACCAAAGCCAGTGAAGAATACGGGATCAAGTATGTTCGACTATCAAAATATTTATAGCGGAGATCCTAAGAAACACCCAGGGATTGCAAAAGCAAAGGCGGATAAAGTAAAAGCAGCCGCTGCAATTGCGGTTTACAAAAAGAAATCCGATGCGGCAAAAGTGAAAGCGATTACCGTAGCAAAAGTTAAAAAGAAAAAGTAATGCCACTCGGGAAAAATGTTTCACAAAACGTCAGAGAACTGATGAAAAAGAACAAGGCTTATGCAAAACCTGGAGGGAAAAATCCACGGAGCAAAAAACAAATAATTGCTATAGCAATAAGTGCTTCTAAAAGACCAAAGAAAAAGTAATGGCAGGCAAGGCAAAACCCTCAAAAGAGTTAGCGAAGTGGAAACCAAAAGCCAAGCGTAGTCGCCCGGGTGTGGTTTCTAAAAAGAAAAACAGCAAACTCAAGTCAAGTAAAAACTATCGTAAGGCGTACAAAGGTCAAGGATGAAAAAGGGTTTGTACGCCAACATAAACGCTAAGAAAAAGCGTATTGCAGCCGGGAGTGGCGAGAAGATGAGAAAACCGGGGACAAAAGGTGCTCCGACAAACAAAGCATTCATCCAGTCTGCAAAAACAGCAAAGAAAAAATGACGCAAGGGTTTTTATTTGGAGTAATTTTCTGTATAGTTCTATGGCTATTGGGCTATGCCGTTGCCAGTTATAAGCACAAATCATGAAGTTTCTTACACCAATTTTACTGGCGATCTTAATCGGTTTGCTGGGTTATCAGATGTTCTTTCAGAAGGAGCCAGATACTAAAAGTGAAATCCTACATTATTTGGATTCAATTGAAAAGCACAACGAAGTCGTATTCAGCAAAATAGATTCACTAGACCGGCTGAAGCACGAGGAATACAAAGTCTACGAACAACTCAATTTAAAATATGACACAATTCAAATTGCTATTGACACTATGCCTGACATTGATGGCACAAAATATCTACTCACAATCAGTAGACAGCTTACCCTTAAAGGAGTTGAATAATGAATTCCTCAAAGGAATAAAGGCTCGAGAGAGAGTGGTAAGTCTGAAGACCATCATTCTATTAGACAGTCAGCAATTGAGTTTGTACAAGGACACAATCGTTCCAAATTACAAAAAGGCACTGGACACCTGCAAGTACGAGATCGTTCGTTTAAACGGGGTCATTGATCGCAAGGACCAGGCAATGAAGTTTTACAAGTACGGGTTTATTGGAACCACCGTACTTTTTATTTTAAAGTTAATTATTTGACATGAGTTTTGAAGAAAAGGTAAATCCCGCTTATTACAAGAACGGGAAGGTAGAGTGCATTGATGCGATCGAGGCGGCTACAATTAACAAAACAGGCTTAGAAGCCTATTGCACAGGCAATATTATTAAGTATCTTTGGAGATGCGAGGAAAAGAATGGTTTAGAAGACATTGCTAAAGCCAAGTGGTATTTGGATAAACTATACGATCAGATGAATAAAAATGAATAACTTAGAATCACTATTTAAAAAACTAGAGGAATTGGTAGCGTGGCATGATTACTATAACCAACAGCAAAATCCTATCGAAGCAAACAAAGTTCAAAAACAAATTGAACAGTTAAAGAAAACAATTACTGAAATAAAAAATGGACAAACTAAAAGCGTTTCTCAAAAAGGTCAACATAACTGAGGACGAAGCGATTGAACGCATTCAAGTTCAGATGTTTGACCCAGCCAAAGATTTCTATGGAACTTTGGTATCCGCATCCCGTCAGTTGATGGATGCAGTCAAAAGCAAAGAGATTGATTTAGATGACCCTTACTACAAGGCTTTATTCCAGTTGCTACAGGCAGGGGATAAAATCAATAAGAGTCTGAAACTCGCCCAACTAGAGGCATATCCTTCCGAGGAAGTAGTCGATAGCGAAGTATCGTTTATCGATCGCATGGCAGGTAAGAAAAAATAATGGAAATCCTAACTAAACAGAAGAGTTCAAAGTTCGTCTACGAGGATTGGGCGGCTAAATACCTCATTAACCCCAACGCCACTCGCAAAGAAAAGGATATCTGGTGGAACACCGAGATGGAATTCTGGCGCACCGGCCGATTTGGATTGACGGGGGCTCAGTATTTCTTTCTGAGTCAGGCTACAATCAAGGAAGCCACGGGTCTCAGAATCAAACCTATTTGGCGTGACTTGGACGATTTGATCTACCAATCTTACGACGAAGCCAGAAATACATATTGGGATTTGATGGTTACCAAACGACGTGAGGCAGGTTTGTCTCTGACCTTTGGTGGCGTGATTCCTGTTTGGATATCATTGACGAATCCCGGATCTACTTCTCTGCTCACCTCCGCGGATAAAACGCGACTCGAGGAAATGTTCAAAGACAAGACTCGTGTAATCTATGATGGATTGGACGATTATATCCGACCTTCGGTTATTAGTACACGTCAGAGCGGTTACCTGCATATGGGTCAGTTGGATCAAAAGACAGGAGCAATCTCTGGACTTGACTCAAAGATTATTACCCGTGACACGGTGGATAGCCCTCAGTCATTGGAAGCGTTTCGTGCGATGCATATCTTTTTGGATGAGTTCTTTCTTCATCCTAAGGCAGATGTAGTGTATCGTTCGGCACAGGCGTCAACAAAGAAAGGTTTCATGAAGGTGGCTCCTATTGTTATGGGAGGAAGTGCCGGGGAATCTTCGGTGATAGGTCAGAAGAAAGGAGCAGAACTTTGGCGGAATGCGGAAACGATCAAGATGCTTACAGTTTTCTTGCCGGGATGGATGGGTATTACGGCGGCGCCAGAACTTGATGCAAGAGGTAAGGAAACAGGAAAGATAATTAACTTCTGTCCTAATGGATGGAGTGATGAAAAGATTGCTACTGAGTGGATTCTGAGAACCCGCGACAACTTAAATAAACTTGAGGATAAGAGTTTCTTGGATTCTTTCATCAAACAGTATCCATTGGATATCCAGGAAGTATTTAGTGCCAATGCAAAGGGTGCTTTACCTGCGGATGTGATGGCTAAATTAAACGAGCAAGAAAGGATTATTCTCGGAAGCCCCCCGCCAATAGAAAAGTGTAACCTGTCGCGCGATGTAAACGAAAAGTTGCAGGTGAGTCCAGTACAAAACGGCAAGATTCTGATTTTGGAACGCTTCAACCCGCTTCACAAATACATCTGTGGCATGGACCCGATTCCATTCGTCTCGTCGAAGTTGAATGATGGCTCTGACAATTGTATTGTGGTGAAGAATTTAGACACCAACCGCTACGTTGCTATTTACAAAGAGCGCGCGCTGGACCCAGATATCATCATGCACAACAACATCCTGCTTCAAGATTATTATGGCAAGGCAAAGGTGATGATTGAAGTAAACCGAGGAGGTGTAATCCTCGATCACTATAAACAGCGTAACAGACTCGATCTCTTGGCACAGCGACCATCGCTACTGGGAAAGGTTTTCGTTAGCGGAGAACGCTCCTTTGGATGGTATAAGAACGATCATACAGGAGAGAGAGCCAACTCATACATCATCGATTACTTAAGAAAGTACTGGGACTCAGTTTATTTTATGGAAATCATTGAAGAGGCCAAACTTTACCTAGTAGACAACACGGATATCGTGGATGCTATGGTCTCAGCAGAAATTTACCACCGACAGATCATCGAAAAAGGTAAACGGGATACTGGACCCGAGTTAGAGGTCAAGAAAATCCCGTTCATTGAGATGGTAGACGGCCGAGCCGTTAGGGTGTGGAAAGAGATTCGTGTGGAACGACGGTAACAAGGATGTCTTCTTTTACCTTCTCGTAGACTTTGGCATAGTGCTTCGAAGACTGCATGAAATTTTCATGTTGCTTTACCGAATGAATCACTGTGCTGTGGTCTTTGCGGAAGATCGTTCCAATCTTTTCGTAGGTGTAGTGTAGTTCGTTCCTCATATAATACATGACCTGCCTTCGACAATCTACAAACTCTTCCTTTCTTCTGTTGCCACAGAAATCCAATATGGAAATCGTGTGTACTATGCACGCACAATCAATGACCTGCCTATCGATCGTCTTCAGCACGTTGTAGACGATGATCATGCTCGGTCGTTGGGGTTTGGTAGTGATAGGATTCAGCGTACGATTTTTATACTTTAGGTAAAAGGCATTTCTATTGATCGCGCGAATGATGCGATTCGTTTCTAAGGAGTCGAGTTCCAGTTGGTGAACTACTAACTCCAATATCTCAGCGGTAAATTCTGCTACGGTAGGCATTTAAAATAAGGTTAATTGTTTGGGTTCGATTTCATCAATGATTTTGTAGCATTCCCGAAAGTAAAATTCGTAATGCAGATTGTAATCTTCGAACTTGGGTACGCTAAAGTACCGGTTGAACAAGACAGTTTTTTGGTTGGCTAGAAGGTGGTGTACTCGTCCGTCTTCGCATACTTTGAACGAAGTGCCCCCGTCTTTCGTTGTCGAGTAAAACCGAAGAACTTTGCCGTGATTCTCCGTAATAACTGTGTTTTCCTTCGAGTAGTTGTACTCGGCATGCCAGCCTTTAGTCGCTTTATATCTTCCGCAAAAATCATATATGTTGGTGTTTTGTTTTACAGTTGTTTCTATTGGTATGTTGTTTAAAAAGTATTGTTCTAATGCTTTGGCTACTACTAAAAATGAATTGTCTTTGTGAAAGTCTTTTACCGTTTCAAAGATACCCTTTCGTTTGATTTTTTCCTTCATCGAAACGGCTAAATAATTATTTACGTTAAAAATAACCATCTTTTTGTAGTCGTTGCTCTCAAGGATTAAGCCAGTGAGTTTCATGAATCTGTTATTGATGGCTTCCAGAGTCTTTACGCTTGATCGATTGCATCGTATGGTGATACCATCGGTGTTGATTTGTAGGATTTCAATGTCTGGCACCCCATCCGCATACCACTCAGCAAGCATCGCCAGAGTCAACTGACCATTTAAGGTGATGCTGTAGAAATAATACCGGTCAAAGAAGGCACTGGTTGATTCTCCTGTCTTTCCAAACACCCCGTTCAAACTGAGTTTCAAGCCGTCATCCTTTACTGTGTCCTTCTTTCTTTGAGCCTCGACCCTTTCCTCGAATAACTTGCGATACACATTGATGAATACATCTTTGGGGATGTGCTTTGGGTGTAAGCCGTTTTGAATGGCAAGGTTAGGATAGTAGGATTTCACATCATAGTCGATGATGATTTTCTCACCGTCAGAGTCATAGACCCCGGGCGTAATGCATCCGTGAATTCCACCTACGCCAAAGTCGTAGCGAAAGCCCCGGTAGGTGACGTTGTATTTCAGTTTGTTGTTATCGTTGACCACCGTCCACCGCACCTTCTTCAGCAGGTCGTTTAACTCATCGCTGTTAAATTTGACATAGGGCAGAATACATTTGTTCAAATCGACTTCCTTGTCAAACTTGATTTTAGCCTTCAGATCATTGCGACTCACACCGCTTTCCTTCTTGATGTACTGAAGAAATATCTCCTCCCCAATGGTGATGTCTGGGAAGTTGATCATGTTCTTTTTATACACCCGGCTTAACTCTTTGCGGAATTCTATCTTGTCAAGGTTCAGTTCATAGAATGCCTTGGTAGAGAGAACGTCGTTGCGGTTGTACTTAATCACCTCGTCAATCAAAGAATCGGGTACAGGCTCATTAAATTTCAAAGGCATGTCTTGTACATTCTCCCAATAAATACTGCACTGGAGGGCTTTTAATGACGTGCTACGAGCCTTGTTATTGTAGTGATTGATCAGAAACAGGTCAATCTCATACTTTCCCTGGAACTTTTCCTTCTTTTCGTTTTGAATGTAGACTTGAACTTGATCGTAAAGAGAATTCAGTAACTGCTCGGGGCTCAGTTTTTGAAATAACGAGTAATTATTCATTACCATTTCAAGCACCGGGGCATCAAAGTATAAGTTATTGAATCCAATTCGTAGTTTAGGCAGACAGTTGTAGTGAATCATTGCTTCCAAATCGTTGCGCGACTCGTGAATCACGAACAGTTTTTCTTCTCCTGTCTCGATGTCAATATCCATGTAACAGAAGAAGTTCGGAAATATCTCAATGTCATAGACTACTGTCTTCATCTTTCAGTTTGATTAGATAGTCAAAGAAGTACATGCCATTTTCAATCAAGTAGTAACTGTGAATGTTGTGAGAACGTCGCCAGTTACGACTGTAGATTAGAAATTTACAATCATTCATTGTCAGAATGAAGTGGTTGGGGTGCAGAGAACATTCCAAATTCTTAAGGGCTTTTGCTGCACTTTGCATTCGGATGTAGGTATTGGGGTTGACATTGATATATTCAACGTCTATTTTCCTTCTAGAAATGTATCTGAGAGAACTGATCAAAGAGGTTGTTGGTGTCATTGTAGTCGATTTCGTTTGTCCATATTTCAGTTTGTTCCTTGTATCTACCGCTGGGCAGATCAAAGTCCATTGTTACGTTACCTACTTTGCCCATGAAGTAGTGTTTGATTTTCTGTACGTGTATTTCTACAAGGCCAGTTTGGTATTGCCGGTGCACCACAAATCCGTTGTCACAGACGTTAAAGAAGTGGTGGGAGCCAGAAATATCATAGAGACGAGGCACATCGTACTCGTTTGTCTGCGCATTCTTACCCATCTTGCGCGGGTGGGCTATCAAAACGATTAACACATCGTTGGTCAGAGCGAACTTTTTCATTTTGACGAGCATCTTACCGATCTTTTCGTTCATGATTTCTTCCTTAGAATCACTTTCGATGTAGTTGAATGGGTCAAAGACTATGCAGTCCACTCCGCGCTGGCGTATCAGATTCTTAGCGATACGTAGAAGGTTGTCAATTTTGTAATCATCAAGGTTGTTGGTGTCATAGAAATAAAACTTACTGTTAATTATTTCCAAGGCTCTTTCAAATAACTCTTTGGTCATTCGGTTATTGCCATGCACGGGTTTACCTGCGATCTGTTCTGCCATACGAATCGATTTTAGTTTGTTATCGTTTTCTGGACTAAACATTCCGAACTTCCAGTTCTTACGACAGGCCAATCGAATACAAACTTGGTCTACAAACGTACTCTTACCGCTACCAGGGATGCCCGAGGCCACTACGAACTGTCCGCGCTTCCAAGAAATCAGTTGGTCAAGTTCCAGATAATCCAAATTGTCTCCTTTGGGATAGCCATTCTCGTAGATGAAGTTTAATTCTTTGTAGTAATCCTCGACACTACTGATCTCGGGGATAGGTAATGGCTTTGCTTTGTCTTTGATATCGATCAAGGCTTGCTTGCCTTCGGCGATCAGCGTATCGTTGGCGTCCTTGTGCTTACCAAAGTCAATAATGAATACGTTGCTAGGCTCAAACCTTCGAGATAAATCGTCAGATAACTTTTTGCCAGGAGCATCGTTGTCCGTTGCAATGTAAATCAGTTTGTCTTGGAAGTATGAATAGGTGTTATCGAGCCACTCAAGATTATTATTGCCTGCGTTGGCACCTGCTGGGCAACTGATGGCGTAAGGAAAGCCACACTCAAACCATACCATTGCTTCTTCTTCGCCTTCGCAGATGATGACGGTGTCAGAATCTTTGATGCCGTTTAAGTTGTAAGGGATCTTTTTGGCGCCAGATACCATCTTGAACATCTTTTCTCTAGTCTTAAACTTGATGTTTACAAGTTCATAGCCTTCGAAGTAGTTAAAACAAATGGTCTTGTGGGGCTTTCCATCCTGTGGCATTGTTTCAATGCTCTGAGTGACCTTAAAATGCTTCACTGTTTCGGCACTGAGGCCCCGCTTTTGAAAATGCTGAAGCAACAAATCGTCGGGAGCAGTTTCTTTAGCCTCGGGTCGGTTGTACTTCTGAATAACCACCGTTCCTTTCCACTGACAATGGTGGCATTTGTACAACCCTTCGTCGATATTAACCGAAAGAGAGGGATCAGATGTCTTTTTGCGAGTGGCAGAGCACCGGGGACATACAGTTTTGATTACTCCGCTGAACTTACCTTTGGTATCAATACCAAGTTTCATTAAATCGCTCTGATAACTCATACGATTAGTGGCTTCTGTTGTCCTTTGGGTAAGTTAATAGCCCACCGACCGGCAGCGGACTTCCAGATTTTCATTTTATTCTTGCCGATCATCCAACCTTTACTGTCGTAGAAGTAAACGAACTCCTGGGCATGCTTCATTGACTCAGTAACATTCAATTCGGTGAAGTGAGCGAATACATCTTGGATTGTAGGAGCGATAAATTTCTTGGAGGTGGGGGTGTCAGATTTCATAGCATCTCTGATGAGTTGCTTCTTTTCTTCTGGTATATTAACCTCAAGTAGGATGTTTGCAATGATGTGAAGTAAGTTGTCTGAGTTGCTCATTTTATGATATTTAGTTTTAACTTTTGTTTTAAAAGGGGTTTGTAATTCAATGGACTTTCCACAATGTCAATTTCTGAAGAAGTCAGCAAATCTAAGTGCGGAGATTCAATTATGCCAACAAATTCTAAATTATCCACAATGTCAGACCAATTTAATTTCTTGATATAATCGATAAGTGAGATCAAGTCAACGCGATAAATTTTACTTGGGTATGGCTTCTCTGTGTTGAATAAGAATCTGTTACGATGTTCGTACACATGTTTCACCGATATGTCAAAGACAAACCCGTTCTGTGTATAAATTCTAAAATTCTTTGGGGCTTCATATGAATTGCTCATAGATATTATTGTTTACAATTTTGATGATAGTGGAGTGGTGAAACTGCTTGCCGTTCTTTGTGGCAAAGCCATCTTTATTTAAGAGCCTGGCAATCTCGCTGTAATTAATGTGCTTTTCCCAAGTGAATATCTGCCGAACCACTTTCATTTCAGTTTCGTTCACTACTAGGTTGCCGTCATTCTTATCGAAGCCAAGCGGTGTCGGACCACAATACACTTTGTTTTCCTTCTTCAAATACTTCATCACCGAGGAGATCAGTTCCCCTCTTTGATTTGATTCAAACTCAGCAAACGCTGCGATCATCTGTAGCATCAACTTGCCATGGCTCGTAGAAGTGTCGAACTGAAAGTCCAGCGTGTAAAACGATACACCAAAGTTTTCTAAGAATGCCACCCATTTCAGAGTGTCCTTGGTGTTTCTACCGAAACGAGACAGGCTGTAAACAACAACGACGTCGACTTCCTTGCGTTTAACCATCTCGATCATTTTCATGAAGTCTGGTCGGTTTTCGAACTTTCGGCCGGAGACCCCAGGATCTGAAAATGTGGCTACGATTTCGTAGTTGTTTAGTTTGCAGAACGCTTCGATGCGGTCTTCTTGGTTGTCCAGAGATGATCCATCTTCTACTTGATTTTCATGAGAGACTCTCGTATAATAAACGGCTCTCTTCTTCTGTAAATGGTCCTTCGGGTGTAGTCTTTCGTTCGGGTATTGTTTCGATTTCATTTTTCTTGACGTTTGATAAAATTTCCTTCATGATGAGTTGTAAATACAATTTCTTGCCAATCTCGTTGGCTTTGCAAAAAGTGTCTATGGCTTTGTAGTTCTTCGTTGAGAGTTGTACGTAGGCATAACTTGTCTTTTGATACTCTACCGCGCTACGCAGAAGCGAACTCCTGTTCTTGCTGATGTAAGCATGCAAGAGGTCATCAGCCAAAGAGTAAAAATTGGTGTAGCCATTGGCATCAGCGATTTCTTTTAGTTTTTCCAATTGTTTTTGGTTCAATGTCATTTTCAAACTATGCTCATTGATTTTATATTTCCTGTCCATATCTTATTGTGTAGTGTATTAAGTAAACGAGAATGACTAATGCGACATTAAACCAAAAACATTTTTTGGCTCCCTGCAATGCCTTGTCTCTTTTAGTCCCAATCGTATATCCCCTGTGATGTAACATAGATAAGTCTAAAATTAATTCTGAGAGTGGTGTTACCGTAGTAAACGACGCCACCTTGATAAATCCTAAAACTGGCACCCATTAGACAAGGGTTAGTTTGTACAGGGTTTTGTTGATTAGACCCAGCATTTCATCCATGATGTTCTGTAGATCCGAAGAGTACTTGCTTCGCTCCTGGGTGATGATTTTTTTCAGTTTAGTCAAGTGTTCAAGCGGGTTTTCGGGCTTCAGAGGATCGATAGCCATGACTTCGATAGGTATTCTTCTGCTTTGGCCAAAGTAATTCTCGGTGAATTCGTCTGTTAGACCAAGGATACCATCGTAGTATTCGCCTAAAGTTTGGTGCTGAGAATACGAGGTGGTACTCCAGTGAGCCAGATGCATAGCATCTCTAGATTGTAGTAGTGTCGATATAAATTTTTGAGTAATCATATAC